GGCAGCAAGCGAAAGTACAACTTCACCTAAAGCGGCTCACTAAAGATAAAAGCGTGAATTGGGCTGCATACAATATCTTTGCCTCAACAAAAACATAGCGACAATGGAAAAGATATACGGCACAACCAAACGTCAGGACGGACTGCAACGAGTAGGCAAGAATAAATGGCTGCTCTATTTCGGTCTGTATGAAACAGAGAGCGGTACATACGAATACCGCCATACGTTCACGCACAAGCCCACGCTTGACGAGATAAAGAAACTTGTTTGGGCTACGATAGACGCAGAGACCAAAGACAAGATTGTTAATCAGTTTGAGTATGAGGGCATCAAGGTTTGGCTCACAGACGAGAAGCAGCGTAACTTTGCCTCTATTGAGAACAACGAAAGTGTTACATTCCCACTTACGTTGAAGCTCAACGAGAAAGCCGACGCTACACCAATCTATCATACCTTCCAGACGCGAGACGAGTTCAAGAAATTCAGCGAGGCCGCTGCATGTTTCATTCTTGAAACCATCAGGAACGGATGGAAGGAGAAGGACAATGTAGATTGGGATGTGTTTGACATGTAATCACAACATTATCAATAAGAGGAACAGGAGAAATCTTGCTCCTCTTTTTTTGTGCTACAATAGTTAAAACGACGCTCACCGGTTAAGTCGCTAAATTTGCCAAGAACATAAAATCATAATGGCAATGAAAAAGATTATTACATGGTTAAAATCCAGCAATCGCGGCAGACATATCGTAGGTGGTGTGCTTATCGGCTTAGGGGCTGATGACACTTACTGTGCGCTGTATGCCGGAGCTGGTGTAGCCGGAGCCTTGGAACTTAAAGACAAGTTATGGGGCGGCAAATGGGATTGGGTTGACTTCGGTTGTACGATGGCCGGAGTAGTTGTAGGACGCTTAATAAGAGTAACACTGACAGGGAAATGAACGATGTAAGTCAAATTACGCAGGTGGCTAAAGGTATTAGCGACTATGGCATGATGGCAATAACAGCAGCCTTTTTTCTTCTCCTTTCCGCAGCTATGATGGTGGCCCTCTTCCGTTGGTTCAAGAGCATCATCGAACAGATGATGCAAGACCAGAAGGACAGTATGCACAACCTTGCCGAAGAGACACGTAAGCAGAACGACATGCTGCAAGACATATCAGAGGGTCTTCGCCCAGAAACATTGTTACGCATCCGCAACCTTACAGGTTTTGCTTTCGACCTCAGCATTGAGCAGGTGTGCCGACTTATCAAGCGTGTAAGAGAAGAGAACCACATCATAGACCACGAAGCGACAGCAGCGAAGATACGCAAGTCGTTGCTCGTTATACACAACGACCGCAACTCGCGCTTCGACTCTTTCACATATCGAGGTAAATCCATTTCAGAGTTCTGTAGCTCGGAATGGGTGGAGGACGTAGCGAAGATTGTTGAAGGTGAGATTTATAATGAGGACGGTGAAAACAATGCCAGAGCCTATACTAACGTAAAGCTCGCCTACGACAATATCAAAACAGATTTCTATCAACGGTTAAACTATTGATGTATGATTGTATTGATTGACAATGGCCATGGGGTGAACACCCCCGGCAAATGCAGCCCGGACAAAAGGTTGCGTGAATATGCGTATGCAAGAGAGATTGCAACGCGAGTTGTGAACGAGCTTCGCGGCATGGGCTACAATGCAGAGCGTGTTGTGGAAGAGGAGCAGGACGTTGCGCTGTCTGTACGCTGCAAGCGTGTGAACGACATCTGCAAGAAAGTAGGCACCAAGAACGTGCTGCTTGTCTCGATCCACAACAATGCAGCAGGAGGCGACGGCAAATGGCATGAGGCGCGAGGCTTTTCTGCCCATGTAGGCATGAACGCATCCGCAAAGAGCAAGGCCTTGGCGCAGTATCTTTGGAACGAAGCAATACTTCAAGGACTGAAAGGCAACCGTTGTGTGCCCTATGCCAAGTACATCGCCCAGAACCTTGCTATCTGTAGAGACACGAACTGCCCTGCAGTGTTGACGGAGAACCTTTTCCAAGACAACAAAGAAGACGTTGAACTGCTGTTGAGCGAGGAAGGCAAGGAGAAGGTGACAGCGGTACACGTGAACGCTATTGTTGAATTTATCAAAGATTATTATGGATAAGAAGAATTTAGGCTTTTTGTGGGCAATGTTAGGTGTGGTTGTTGGCATTGTTTGTCTGGTTAGCATCGTGCATTGCGGAGGCTACGGCAAAGGTTACGAACCTGCAGATGTGGTGCGTGACACTGTGATTGACACCATACCTTACTACATGCCGGTACCCAAGGACAGTTTGGTGTTGACATACAAGACCGTGACTCTTCCCAAGAGTGACAAGGCGCAGCCATCTATCCGTGCGGACACAAAACCGGCAGAAAGCTGTACACAAAACGATGTGGCAGATGTGCGTGACAGTACGGAGGTTACTATCCCTATCATCCAAAAGATGTATAAAAGCAGTGACTATACGGCATGGGTGAGCGGTTATGACGTGCAGCTTGACAGCATCTATGTATATCCCAAGCATGAGTATGTAACGCGCAAGATTAAGCAGCCTCCTAAGAAATGGCATATCGGAGTGACGGCAGGTTACGGCTTCGGCAAACAAGGTATGCAGCCATATATAGGCATCGGACTAACGTATTCACTAATCTCATTCTGACATGGAGACAATAACCGTACAGATATTCAAGGACGACGTGTATGAAGAGGTGGCCAAGGCTACCGACTACACAGGCGCGAAGCTGATAGACGGCGACGAGGGAGCGCGAGACCGCATCCTTGCCACGGACAGCGACCTTTCAGACCTCGGAAGGTTTTGGGAGGAGTCGGTGCTTGCCACCAACGAGAGACTGAAAGAGATGCTCGTGAGCGGAGCTACCAAGCAGATACCTGTAACGATAACTCTACAGTCTAAAGAAGTGGAGGCACAGAGCATCGTTATTCCGTCGCAAGTGACGAGAACAGGCTACGAAGCCGTGCTTGAGGTTAGCAAGTCATTTGACAAAGGACTGAAAGACAATGTACAGTCGGCCCTTCGCAACTTCTTCATTGCCTCAATCATCGCCCAGTGGTTCAAGCTGGCCAACAAGGGCGAAGCCGCTGACTACTTCAACCAAGCCGGAGAAATGATGGACGGTGCGGAACGTCTGCTATACAGCCGCAAGAGACCGACCCGTCCGAGTGACTAACAAATAATATTTTATTTACATGGAAGGACAAGAAAAGACATTAGGTGCCAAGAAGAGCGTGACGGCAACCATCAAAATTTCGTGGCTTCTCTTCGACATTATGAACGAGACCTTCTTACGTGGCCGTACTATCCAGAACAAGGACAACCACAAGGAGGTGGCGAGCATGTTTGCCTCTGAGGACGAAGAAAACCGCGAGAAGATACTTCGCTCTATCAAGAAAGGCTTTGCCGAGGTGAAGACAGAATTGTCAGACTACCTCAACGAGGACGGCACAACCACAGACAACAGCCACTATGACGGCAGCACAGACCTGACGCTTAACCTCACAATGCCGAGCAACTTCAACGAGGCTGCAACTACCGGTGTGGGCGAGGCTATCCACGACTACCTGAAGAACTCTGCCATCGCCGAGTGGTACATGGTGACAAACAAGGCAGACGCTGAACAGTACATCGCCCTTGCACAGAGAAGTTTGCTAAGCATCCAACAGGCAGTGAGCAAGCGTAGCCGCCCGAAGCGTCCAACAGACTAAGGAGGAAGGCTTATGAGCTGCTGCATAGAGAATGAGGGAGCGAAGCTAAAGGTGACGCTTACCTTCGAGCGAGAACAGCTGCTCTATGACATCAAGAACAATGCCTATGTGGAGAGCCATGTAATGGCCCCGGAAACCGAGCACGCCAAGCACATGGTGGCTGACGTTGGCGAGGAGGGCAATGTGGACCGGGTGACAAGAGTGCTGGATTTGGGTGTCTCCATGTGCCGGGAAATGCTTTACCCTTGGTCAAGGAAGGAAATCGTCAAGACAGAGTTTGACGACAAGCTAAAGGAGAGGGAGCAATATCATATAAACATGAGTGTGCCCAACACTATTTCGCAAACCACGCTGACCTATGTGGAAAGGCTGATACACGAATACCTTGTGTGCCGAGGCGTGGCCGACTGGCTAAGCATAACCAATCCGTCGAAGTCGGAGACGTGGCTTGCCAAGGCTGCTGAGGCAGAGCAAGAAATACGCACCTCCATCCATTCGAGAATGGAACGGAAGCGTATCAGGCAACATTGGTTAGGATAATAAAGACAAGAGCCGAGGTGCATCACGCATCCCGGCTCTTTTGAATAAGATAGGCTGCACCTCAGCAATTGAAGCGAGCTTCATTGCGTTCGGTTTGCACTATCTTTCGTTACCTAAAACAATCTAACCTTAATAAATAACTAAACCTAATAATATCTTCTTTATCTCGGCTTGTTGGTTTGTCGAGGTGTGAACTCGACTGACGCGCCGTAGATGTTTTCATCTGGTGAGAGTGTGGCTACACCGGCAATTCGGAAATACTTGTAAGGAGAGCCACGGAAGCCCTGTAGATAATGGTCTTTGCTTGACCATACAAGGTGCCAGTTCTGCAAGTCGCGTGAACCGTAGAGGGCCGTAGATACGTTTCCTTTGCGGAACAGTCCACGCTGTATGACACTGGCGACAGTCTTCAATACGTTTGCCGCTTCAAGTTTGAGAGGACGTGTGACGTACAGACTCTTGACGGTATCCGTTATGGGAATACTCTTGTCGGTATTCGTGATAGGTACCGAGAAGTTTAGCACAGCATTTTTTGTGTCCATGGCCAGTGCATCAGGATATGAATTGAGGTGTGAGACGATGTTAGAGAACATCATTCCCCACTGATTTGTCTTCAGCGAGAAGACATAGGCGTATGTGATACCGGGCGCATAGACAATGACGCGCTGATGAACATAGTCGTATAGCATCCGGCACTGCTTCAAGAACTTGGTGAAGGACAGCGTAGGCAAGCACTTGTCTGTTGCAGGTTCATGTCCGAGCATGGTGTGCAGCTTGTCGAACCCGGGAAGCCGGAGCGCATCGAACGGATATTCGGAGTTGATGGCTTCGGATATGCAGTGCGTCTGCGAGCCGCTGATCAGCATTATACCGCGGTCTGTTGGGAAGAGAACAGCGGAGTCGAGCTGTGTGATGCCGTCGGGATTGATGCACACGTCACGCGTGATGGGCTGCTTTGCAGAATAGGTTCCGGTGGACGAAACCTCTAACGCCCATACACCCTCAGAGGTGAAGGCATAGAGAGGGAACTGTCCGAACTGTCCTTCTGAGAGAGCCTTGGCTGCAGAACAGATGCCCTTAATCTCTCCCGTGCCAACAGTGTTGATACCAAGTACCGGGAAGTAGAAGGGGTTGTTGACCTCGGAAGTGTAGATTTTGTTGGCAATCTCAATGGGGAAGTTGTTGTCTTCGTGTGACGGATAGACAGACGGCAGCGAAGTGAAGTTCTTTTCACGTACCAGCTCGTAGTCGAGGACAGCAAAGGCACCATTCAGGAACTCATGCTGTTTGAGGTCGATGGCATAACATGCAGCATTGAAATTATAGATAACCATTTTGTAGGCATTCGGGTTTGGGTAGAAAACATAACACCCCCACGAATGCTTACTCTTTTCCGTCGTTTGCGTTGAACCGCTGGTAGATACCATTTCAGAGCTACAGAATAACTGCATACCCATTCCATAAAAACGGTCGTCGGAAGCCACAGCATATTCCTGTCCGTTTTCTTTGATGTAAACCATAATGGAATAATCATCAGTAGAGAATGCCGCCATTGATATGTTTAGTGTGGAACCGTTTGGTTGCCAGTTGTAACGTCCATTGCAATATGCGAACATAGACTGGGCCAAATAGCCGGTGAATGGCTTGCGTTTGAGTCCGGACAAGTTGAGGCGACTATTATAGACGAATGAGTAATCAGCATGCAGCTGGTCATGCGTCAGATAGTCGTCGGTCATAACCTCGCGCGTAACAAGAGACTGTAGATATTCATCATCAACAATAATGTCCTTTCGCTTGTTGTCGGCAATGGCATCTGCAATTTCAAGTGAACACAATTTGTAAAACGTTGAAGTGTTCTTGATAGACTCTGACACCTTTCCTTCAGTGAACTCCGGCATGTGGAAAGCCGTAGAAGGATAAGAGCGGTCAGACGAATAGTATATAGCGTAGATCTTAGAATACTCCCACTCACAGTAGTAGTCAAGAAATTCCTTAGAAGAGAACTGCCCGAGTATTTTGTCTTCTGCCTTTGTCGATGTTACGGTGTCCTTATTGTCGGCATACAGACGGCCAATAAACTTTGTATTGTAGTTGTCAACATCTGACATGGAAGAAATCTTTCCTTCTTGGTCGTATGTGTATATAGGCTTGGATATGAACACATCAATACTCTTGATAATGTCTGACCAGTCATTAAGGTCGTAAGAGTCGTCATTCCGTACAACCTTATAGTCGAGTGATGCAGCCATAAGCATGATGTCACAGACAGCCTCTGTATAGCTATTCTTTCCCTTTGCCCTGTTCCACCATACAACGGGAGCTGCCTTAGTAGATGGGTTCATGAGAATGGGTGCGGAATGATAAACAAGTGAACCGTCGTATAGACGCAAGGCATAGCGGACAAAGAACGGAAAGCAGAACCGTCCTTTGTTTACAGTCTCCTGAGCAACGAACTTGTTGACCTTCGCCATTATCTGTTCGGTGATACGAGTCTTGTTGTTTTCTGTGAACTCGTTGTAGAGTGCTCCCTCGGAAATACCATCAAAGTAAATGGTGAACGTACTCTTGCTATCATCGGAAAGACTGAACAAACGAGGATGGCCGACAAGACCGAACGATACTTCAACATCCGGGATATGGTCGCCCAGTTTGACGTATTTGCCAGACTTCCACAAGTAA